TGAGCCGTCCATGACCAAGTTAGTGATCTTGTGACCATTCATACTAACAGGAGCAACAGGAGCGGGTATCTCGTCTAAGGTCATATTGAGCGTTGTATCAATGTCACCGCCAGCAACAAGGGAGGCAATTGTTGCACTTCCCGTTACATTGCCTACCAAAGTTACATTTGCTGCTAAAATGCCTGAAACAGTGACACCTAAAGCCGTTAATGTTGCTGACAAACCAGTTACGGTTACTCCTAGCGCCGTTACGGTCAATCCTAACGTTGTTAATGTTGCTGATATTCCAGTTACGGTTACTCCTAGCGCCGTTACGGTCAATTCTAACGTTGTTAATGTTGCTGATATTCCAGTTACCGTGCTTACTAAACTTCCTATTGCAGACCAGATTTCCGTTAATTCTCCTATTATTGTTAGGATATCACTCTTTATATCTACAATGTCGGCCTGTATCGCTTCAATTTCGGTAATAGCATCTGTTAAGTCATCTGATAGTTGGGGTATGCCAAGAATATCCATTCGCCATATTTTTTTGTATTTAATGGGCGTATAGGATGGAAGATTGTCATGGTCTATCCGGCTTTGTGGCACCGCCTTGTTATCATCATCCCCAATCCATATATTTCCTTCCAGTAGATCAGGAAGATTAGATTGGAAGATTTGGCGCTGAGGGGCTGGCCTATTGTTAGAATCCCCAATCCATATATAATTAAATTCGAGGCTCGCAATAGAAACAACCCCGTCCGAATGCTGAAGAATACCAGGAACAAGCGCATCTAATGCTTGTGACTTATTAAAGTTGTCAGACGGATGCTGAAGGATAAATGATGTTTTAGCTAATCTATTGCGTAACTCTATAACCTCTAACCGTAGATCAATAAGGGCAGGGGAAGTAATAGGGCGCCCGTCAATCCCACCAATGATGATATAGTTTTTGGTTAAATCAGGAAATTGAAATAGATTTATTCTGCCTGTGACAGGTGACATGAAAAAGTCGGTCAATCCAGGCATATATTTCATAATTAAGCCTGCAAATGTGCTAAAAAGTTACTAATTTTTACTATATCACTGTCAAACCTAGAGTTAGCTGTCGCTTGCATATAGTCGAAATACGCTGTGTCCGAATTGTCTATGTCGGTATCCTGTAGAGGATCAAGAATGGCTTGGAAGCGGTATGTAAATATATCATCTAGTGAATATTGATCTAAGAGCGTTAAAATCTGCGCATCGACTTCTTGTGGTCCAGAAATAGTGATTCCAAGCAGCGTAAAGATAAGGGACATGTTAGATTCGTCGGGAGGAACGTCGCCAGGAACACTATGAAAACCTATATCTCCCAAACCTGTGCCGACACTTAGTACACATACGCGGCTTGCGCTTGGTTTAATTACTTTCCCACAAGCTATTCCTCCTATAGCTGGATTGTTTTTAATCACAGCACCATCTAGATATCTAGATGACTGCTCTTCTAGAATAGGCCATTGAGCCATAGGCAGATATAAAGGAGCGGCTGAAGTTGCTAAGGTTACATGTGTTAGAAACTCATTCTGTCCCGAAGATCCTGGAAAATCCACATTAGAAAAGAGTATAGGAGTATTTGTATCATAGTCATATGATGTGATTAGCGTATTAGTTAATAATGACTCCATCGTATCGCTGCCAAACTGATCATTAAGAACAACTTTCAAGTTGTCGTTTGGATAAAAGCTGCCACCTAGTATCATGGTTGCAAGCTTATCAAGCATAGTCGCTCTGACACCTGGAACTATAGAAGATGTAGAAAATATCCATGGAGATTGCGTTCGCAGAAACGTAATCATTTCATCAGGCGTTAAGCCAGTGCTAACACCAGCCGCCATAATACCGCCAACGCTCGTACCACAGATAACATCAAAGTATTTCCATATTTCATTTGGTGCAATTCCCCAAAGCTCAACAAACCGCTTTAAGAATGTAGCCCCAAGTATCCCACGCGTGCCGCCACCATCGAAGGAAAGTACCCTAAGCGTGTTTGGATCGGCCATCTATATAGCTCCTAACTGTGTAGGGCTAATGTCTGGCTCATCTGGCCCAGGCGGCATAGGAGCGCCACCACTCATAGCAGCTTGTTGTTGGTTCTGCTGTTGATTAAGTGAAGCCATAGCGTCGGACATCTTCTTAGCGTCACGTCCAGCTATCAATTTAGCCAAATATGGGTTTTGCAAGAGTAACGGAGCTTGTTGGTTAGCCATTACCTGCATAAACATTTCTCTTTGCTCATCCAGCGAAGAGTCATAATCTGGTGTGATTTCAACGTAAATATCAGCAGGCATTGTGCGGATATCGTTTAATATCTTGCCATCTTCTTCACGTACCAAATTCATGACGAAAGTTTCTTTCTCATCATCATCAAGCACGATATTAACAAGTATGTTTTCTAGCCCACCGCCTTGCATTAGCTTCATGAGAAGCTTACCTTCACGCTCCTTTGCATATTGGAATGAGTCAAAGCCAGAAGCTAGGTTCTTAGCTGAGGCTATCTGGCGACGCCTAATAGCTATGCCACTGTCAGCATTTGAAGTATCACCGAGTGAATCTCTATAAATACCTGTAACCTGCTGGAATTCGTAGTCGATACGCTCAGCCGCTTTGATCATAGCGTTAGAAATGTCTATGTTTTGTATAACATCGACTTGACCGGGGCCTGTCGTAAACAATATGCCATCTGGACGGCTTAATTCTGCCCTGATCTCTTCTGCGCTCATGCCTTGTACTGCGTTTACGTCAATACGCGCTCTTACAGAGTTGAGCGACATGATTTCTTTTAGCTTGCGATAGTTAAGTTCACGCTGAAGGTCTTTAACCTCTTCAAGTAAACCAACAGGAACACCATCAGACGACCTACGGGACCACACGCAAGGAACAAGTGGAAAGTCTTGTTCATCAGGCAGAGAAGGGAGTAATGGGCCATAATCAAAAAGCAAATCATTGCAGAATACGGTACGCATAATGCGTGAACCCCATTCTTCCTCTATGTCTGCTTTTCTATCAGCTAATTTCTCTGCGTGCTCTTCATCAAAGGTTTCAAAGTAGTAGCCTCTTTCATCATATCCACAATAGTATCTAGCACGTTCTTTATGATAAAGCTCATTAACTTGAATGGGACTACCATTGGCGCCATTGCCACCCATGTTATAGGTCAAAGGTATTAAAGCCGATGTGCGGTTAAAGAATTCAGAGGAATAGTTTCCATAATCAACAAATCCTTCGGTACACATCTCATCAATTTTTTTAGCAAACTTAGGATACATAGCTTTTAACTGCTCTGGCGGAAACCAGCGCATATGACCAACACCTGTCATGTTCTCTAATTGTGGAGATAGATCATTTGCATCATAAATGACATTTAGAGGATTGATATAATTATATATTATTCTTTTTTTATATTGTTCTGTCTTGCTCCAGCCGATACCACACGTCAACACGTCATTAGCGCGCAAAGAGCCTTTATAAGCATAATGTTGGTCTTTTTGAACAGCAAACCCGAAATGGCTCATGCCTTTTGTTAGTAGCTCTTCTTCTTCACTATTAGTTTGAGCCTTGAAAGCAATGTTGCCGCGTGTGTTAATTTCCATGCCCGTAGCCTGGTTAATAAGGCTTTTTACCTTATTTACTACGATAGGGGCTTGACCTCTTGCATGTAGTATCTCAAGTATTTCTGGATGATATTGACCTATACCATCACGAAAGTTAAAGCTATCAATCTGTTCTTGACGTGCTTTTAAGAATAATAAGTTGCTCCCCATCGCATCGAAACGTTGTTGAGCATCGGTTAAAGCTTTTTGCCGAGATTCTGTGAGTTTCATTAAATTCTCATCCAGCTACCGCTTGTGCTACCATGTGTCGGGATTTGAAGCTTTTTAAGTGTCGAGCTTTTCACCCTAGCCAACGGTAAGCCGGTCACTACACCGTAGCGCATAGCATCCATTAAGTGATCATTACCTTTTTTTATCTTACCTTCTTTATCTCGGATATACATCCTCTTTTCTGTCATTAACTTAGTTAAAGTGCTAAATATTTTAAGTTTACCAGTCTCCATACGTTGAAGAACAGTATAGATGCCTTTTCCGACTGATCTTTTATCTGCGGGAGTCCAATTTCTAATGCCAGATTGAGCATAAAGGTCAACGAGATTGGCTCCGTCATCCTGCAAAGCACCTTCTCCCGCTCCGTCATAAGCACCTGGCATCCAATTGGCACCTTGCTTTATAAGTTCGTATGCGTGTTTGTCTGGCGTTAAATGACCCGCTAAGTATTCGCCACATAGGTAGACAACATCATTGTCTTGATCGTGCGCCATAAACACCGCCGCCGTGTTATGCCATCCAAAGTCCATACCAAAGCATCTTGGCCAATGTTCAGGTATTTCAAAGGGGCTAACCAAAAGCTCAGAATCCATAACAGGATATATTAGACCACTACCCATAGATGGGATGCCTTTAGTTCTTGCTTCACGTTCATGTGGAGAATATGCCGACAATATACGCGCGGATTCTTCCGGTGTTATGTGGGGAGATTCTTCATGCGAAGCTAAGATATAGACCCTAGAGTTTAATACATCGCCAGGGATCACTTGTTTAGATTCTAACTCTTTACCATTTTCATCACAAATTATACGCTCCATGTATTGAAGCATGAAATGTGTTACCCCGCTTAATGGAGTTAGACTGGCTGTAACCATTCCGTGATGATTTGGAGATGTAGAAACCGTACGAGTTATAGCTTCAGAGTAAATTTCGGAAGGTGGCTCTTCATCAAGATGAATTCCGTCAAGGGTTTCTGCTTGCCAAGCACCACCTCTTTGTTCGTATGATTTAAACCGTAGCTTAGAAATACCACCCGAACTATGTTGAATATAATAAAGGTGTTTCTGCCGATCCTGTTTGACGATCAAGCTAGAATGTATAAAGCCTTCCTTGCCAACATCCCCAATATAATAGGTTTTTAGAGACTGCGCAGTTTCAGCATTAGTCACACCAGCCACCCATATATTAATAGGTCTGTCATAGCGATAACCATTCCACCAATCGGGATAGTTACCCGTGAGGTGCATGCACCATTCAGCAGAAGTGCATAATGTCTTACCGCATCTGTTTCCAGCAAAGAAAGCACGCTCTTTAGCAACCAAACCCGTAGAGTGGAAAGCTAATTGCTTTTCGTTGGGTTTATAGCTTTTAAAGAACAAGTGGTCTTCGACTTTTTGCTCATTGATTGCTTGACTAAAGCATTCAAGTAATTCTTGGGGGGATAGTTTAGACAATTCTTCGATCATTCAATATAAATACTATTAAATGAAACTATTATCAATATATTTGAATAAAGATTAAATTAAATTATACTGGAAATTTATCTTTAATGAACTTTTGTATTAGCTGCATATTGACAGTATATACTTTTAAGTCTTTATTTACTTGAACACAAACACCCTCAATATTCTCTATAAGCTTCTTAACATCAGCCATGGGCATAGCGTTCAAGTCGTCAATTGTTAAAGGTGTGGTGGGGGGAACAAGATGTTCAGTCATTGTAATTTTCCTTTCGAATCTTCGCATTGGCATCTAGGGTCCCATGGACTACACCTTGGATACCACTGACAATTATTTAGCACTAAATAAGCTACAAATAATGCCAAGAAAATCCACACTTTCTTTTTGTTAGATTTGCTCATATTACTTGGCCTACATGCGGCTAAAATTTTAGACATATTTAATTAATACAATTTATTGTGTGATTTGGCAAGTAAAAGCGTTAGAGAAAGATCTTCCTCATACCCTAGTAACCAACAAAAGAATGGCTCTTTTCGTCTGATCGATAAGTAATATAAAGCCAATCGTTGACAACATCCTCGAAAACATCGTTGAAATAACAACTAATATCACTGAAGCAACCAGTTTCAGTTGTTTCGAACTCGACTACTTCTAGGTTTTTCTTACGCTCTTCGCATATCTTATTATATTCAGCATTAAACCTAATATTATGTTCAATGTGAACCTTTGCCATTTTTTCGAGTATGTTTGCCATATCACCTTCTGAAGGAAAACAACATGATAATGATGCTAGATATGCAAACAGTGTTTTATAGGTCATTTCTCATCTCTCATTTCTGCATTCACCATCTCATAAAAAATAGACACATCTAACCTAACATGAATATTTTTTACTGTTTTTTAGCCACGTTATTATAATATGTATGAAATATAATCATTTGATATTGGTGGTTTTTGTCTTTTAATCATGGTCATTAAAGCCTTGTCAAGCGTGCTGCCGTAACTAGAAGTGTGTCCATTAGGATTTTCTACGAACCAAGTAAAGCTAAACAAAACGTTGTTCTTTATACATAACTTGTAATCTTTGATGCTTTCGAAATCCTTTGCTTTAAGCCCTAAGTTTAGAATTGTTTCGGCAACTGTTTCATACATGTCTTTGTGAGCGTTGAGTTCAAAATTAAAAGAACCATCATCTTTTGTGTGCCTAAGTAGCTCGTGTATAAATCGAGATGTCATTAATTTATCACACACACTGTCTTTTTTTTATTTCTTAGTTGGTTTCAGCCTCCAATTCGTACCATGGATACAAACAGACTTACCATAGCCATTTACATAAACTTCATTGACAATAAGGTCTCCTGACACCAACAGTCCTTCCGGAGATATTACCTTCAAGTCTAGGTTAGGGTCAAAGTTCCTAAGCCTTGCGATCATATCTCCAACTGTGGTGGGTTTATCACTCATCTAATACTCCTCTTTTAAGATTTTCCTTAGAGTATGCTTCACCCGATTTTCTAAAACAGAGAAGATAAATCCAGGATTAAAATAAAAAGTTAATGACTTATTTGAAATTTTTGGCTCAAGGTTCTCATACACATATATTCCGTTTTCTTTATAATAAAACATGAAACAAATTTCTATCCGAGGAGGCATTGTGCTAGGCTCAATAACAAACTCTGCCTTATCAAGCGTTAAAAGAATAGGGTTGTACTCTAAAGCTATCTCCTTAAGTTGATTGCATAATATTTTATGATTATAATTCAACATTTCATCTATGCTAAGTTCCATATCTCTAAATAACAGCTCTTTGTTACTCATCTAATCTTCCCTTAATCTGATTTTTCTTAATTTTTGAAGAAGACTTGGGTCTACCTTTGATACTGTTTCTTCGTAAACTGATATCTTAGAACGTAAAGTAAGCTCATAAATGTTCCATATAGGGTCATATTTCCAGGAATGTTCATATTGAATCATATGTTCTTCCACTTATCGATCAACCTATAAACAGTTGCCCTATTAACATCAAAGGTATCAGCAACTTCAGAAACAGACTTACCTTCTTCAATAAGACGCATACAAAGAGTCATCTTTTCCATGTTAAGTTTCTTTGGTCTACCAAACTTAACGCCTCGCTCTAAAGCAGCTTTACGCCCGGCAGATGTACGTTCCCGAATTAAGTCACGTTCAAACTCTGCTATTCCAGCAAAGATAGTCATGATCATCTTACCTGCATGTGAAGTAGTGTCAGCCCAAGGCTCTGATAAAGAACAGAAGAAAGCTTGAGATGATTTTATATGCTCTACGATATCTAGCAAGTTACTCGTTGATCTAGCTAACCTATCTAACTTTAATACCACAACGGTATCACTAGGCCGCAAATGATCAATCATCCTCTGTAACTCTGGACGATCCCTACGCGCTCCCGAGACTTTCTCTTGATAAATGCGCTCGCACCCGTGCTCATTGAGTCTTTTTAACTGTATCTCTAGATTCTGGTCAGTCGTTGAAACGCGAGCATATCCGATTAGCATTCTTTGATAGCCCTATCTACATAACCTTTCGTTAGAGTGTCGCAACTTGATTGCGGAACAGTAGCATCAAGTTTACCTTTAATTTTCTTAAGCATTCGGAGCTCATCTTCTACGTCAAAATCAACGCCAGAATAGATGCCTTGATGAATACAAATAACTCGAAGCAAAAGATGTGCCTCTTGTGATGTTAACGGAACAGGAAAGTATATTTCTAGATTATCTTCACTCATTTTATTTTTTCTCCTTATTATAGTTATCATCCTTCGCATATCATATCGCACAACTAAACACTTATGCAAGTAACTTATGCAACAAGAATAATCTAATTAAATCAGAACTGATAATTTTGTTGCATATATTGAAAGTTATGCGACAAAGCCCCTATACCACAACGGATTTATGAGGAGGGGGAATTTGGGTATAAAAAAAGTGAAATTCACTTTTTTATTTTATAGGGAAGCGTTTCAGGGTCAGTTTTGCGTTAAAACACTTAAGCTATTGTTTTTAAACTAAATATATGTTTTTTGAGGTTGTTTTTGGGTTTGCGTTAAAACACTTGGTGGCGCGGTGTGACTTAACACTTTCCTTTCATCATGCATAATGAATGCTCTACCAATGAGCTACGCGCGCCTACTATCCTTTCGCGTTAAGGATAGTATCTCTGATCTGTTTGGTTAATTTACTGTATCCTTAAGATGATGTTTAAGCAGTCTCCTAAAAACGATCGTTTTCGAGAGATGATTTGTAACTTGACTAAGTCAACCAAAATACTATATTCATATAGTGACAATATATTTATATAGTAAGTGGAGAGGTACCATGCTTGCAATCACGCTTCCAAAAGATGTTGAAAGTCGTTTAACCGACCTTGCTTTAAAGACAGGCCGCACAAAAACATATTATGCACGTAAAGCCATACTTGAATATCTGGAGGATATGGAAGATGTTTATCTTGCAATGAGTGTTCTTGAAAAAAAAGGTCGTAGATGGACTATGGAAGAAGTAGAGGCTGAACTTGACCTGGAAAATTGAGTGGGACGATTCCGCCGTTAAACAATTAAGAAAGCTTGATAAACAAATTGAAAAACGAATCATCGCTCACGTAAAAAAGCTAACTCTAAACGATCCAAGAAAACAGGGTAAGCCCTTGACTGGCGATAAGGCTGGCTTATGGCGCTATAGAATGGGGGAATATAGAATCATTTGTAGTATAATTGATGACGAGCTTGTCGTGCTTATCGTATCCGTAGGGCATCGCAAAGAAATTTATAATTAATCATTTTTTATTTTACCTTTTGAAACGCATGAACCAACCACAATGAAAACGCTGACAGAAAGAAGCTACATATAAATATATGATTTATACCGTAAACCTCAGCAATCACCCCACCAAATATACCAGCACATATCGTAGCGATACCACTGAATAGATAGAATATACCAAAGGCTGTGCCGAGAATGTCTTTCGGTACATAGTCAGCTATCAACGAAGCAAATGTGTTTTGCGCTATGCCTGTCTGACAACCCAACATGAATATTCCCACGAATAACATTGGAAGAGACGTAGCAGAAGCAATAACCAAATCAGCAATCATTAATATAGTAATTCCTGTCATTAGTATCTTAAACCGTCCGATCTTATCTGACAGTAAGCCTACAGGGTAGGAAGAAAGACAATATGAGATACAAAATACCATACTTATTAAAGGAACGTATTGAGCAGGTAGGTTAAACTTTTGATAAGCTACAAGCGTTGTCCATTGTGAACTAAATTGATCGAACATGAAGATAGAAACGATACCCATCAAGTACCAGAACTTTTTTCCAACCTTTTTTAAATCAGATAATTTAATAAAGCGTTTGGCTGGTTTCTCAATATCATGAACTGTATCTGCCGCTAGATTGTCACCAAACTTGGAATGCTTAGGCTCTTTAACAAAGCACCAAAGAAGCAGGAAAGCTATAATAGATGGAATGGTTGCTAGATAAAATACTTCTGTAAAGTTGTTGGCCGTATACCACATTGCGACAATGCTTAATCCTGAGCCTATGATTGAACCTAGCACGCCTAAGCTTCTCATTAAACCGTAAGATGAGCCGCGCTTGTGAGCAGGGGCAACGTCACCAACCATGGCATCACGAGGAGTAGCTTGTATTCCATTGCCACTTCTACCGAGCAAACGAGCAGCGAACAATGACCCATAACCAACAGACATACTTGTTAAGAACATGCTAGTGATCGTAAGACCGTATCCGATCATTATAATGATCTTACGCTTTTTGAGATAATCACTTATGACACCAGAGAACAGCTTCATAAAGAATGATATAGCTTCAATGACACCTTCAAGTAAGCCTATCCAAAACATGGATATTCCAATTGTAGTCATATAAACTGACGACAAGCTTATGATCGTAACATTAGATATGTTAATGAAGAACATGGAAGCACCAAGAATCCAAATAACCCTTGGAATCATATATTTACCGTTCATTTATTCCCCACTCCAATCCATTAAAAGACACAAGGCATCAGTATAAGCATCAATCTTCGCATTGTTCTTCTCTTGATTAGAACGGTTTGTGTCCTTCTCAAGAGTTGCAATCTTACCTTTAAGATATGACTTCATTTCCTCAATCGTCCATTGACTCATTTATTTACCTTCATCAATGCCTAAAGGAGCATTCATAGGCAGAGCCTTCCACTTAGCCAGTTCTTCAGGCGTTAACTCACCTACAAGCTTACCGTCTTCGTCTAGATAATGCGTTTGTCCTTCTAATGTGTCTTTAAATGGCATCTGTTCTCATTTCTCATTTTCCCTTTGTTCTTTCTCGCGTCTGTTTAGCTCCACAAGCATTTTTTCTTGTCTTTCTAAACTACTACTAACCCAAGCTTTCCACTCTAGAGCTGGCATATTGTTAACGGGAAAACCAATATCATAATGCTCACAGCTTTCAAGCTCATTGGTAAGGTAGTCAATCTCTTGAATTATTGCGTCTTTTCTGCTCATTTTCATTTTCCATAACGTTGATTATTTGACTGAAAAAATTCCATAAAACACAACTTCTTCATCATTGTCATCAGTACCTATGTCTTCAGCCACAGGATAATAATATTTATAATCATCAGGGCACTCAATTCTAACAAGCATATTGGGATCAAACCCTTTAAGCTTATTGATCAACTCCCCCACGGTCATCGGCTTCACTTCTCTCATTACATTTTCCTTTTTAGGGTTGGGGTTCATATATTCATTATCTGTCATATCCACAAATCTAAACATTCCCATCATTTACCTCCAAAACACATATTTAATCAACGCAATCAAACACATCAAAGGTATGCCTAAAACCAAGAAATATATAAACAGATTTAAAACAGCTTTAATGAAGCTCATCTAAAAAATCCTCTTCCAAAACGGTTTATCAACCTTGTCTGACAATTCAGAAATCTTATCAGCCATGACTTTCATAAAGTCTACAACATCTTCTGGCTTAGCTATTTCACGCTTACCAGTCAGAACCCCACGAGCTTCTTTAAGCAAAGCTTCGTTGATCCATTCGTTCAAGTTAACATTGTTACGCTCAGCTGCTTTTGTGACAGCAATTCTAGTCTCCCATGGAATAAGAATTGTCCATCTTGAAAGATCAACTGCTGCTACTTTCTTCGGTCGTCCTGCCTTCTTTTGTGGGCTTTTTGTGGGCATTTTTCATGTCCTTTCTTTGTATGACTTTTATTGATTAAAGTATGACGCGTTATTTTTGAGTCTGACTTTTATTGATATTTGTCAGACTTTGCAGGTCATCAAATATATTGGAAGAAACCTTTTGCAAATCAGGAACCTTAAGTCTGTTAAGCTTGTAAACAATTAGGTCTAACATCTGTTGTTTAGTCATTGATTTTCTCTCCTTATTTTAATAATCGTTCTTCGCAAGTATAGTCTATTTCTAATCTTTTTTCATGCATTAGTTTGTATTTTAAGTGATTTTTATGCATTATTCATGAGGTTAATTCCCACAAGATGGACAGCTTAAAGGCTCACTATTAAGATCACGTACATTCTCAATTAGGATTCTCAAGTTATTCTCAATATACGACCAAAGCTCATAATGGTTTTTCTTTAATTCAATTTGAGCATAGAGTTTATTGTCTGGATGTGTCTTATCAAATATAGCTTGTAAACTACACATCGCTAGCATCATCTCTTCAATAACATCACGAGATGATTTATAGTCTGCTTCTTCACGTGATATTCCCCATTGTTCCATCCTCCATTTCAAAACTAGCTCTCTGGGATACAAACTTTGACAGAATGCTTTTATATAATGATTGATCATCAAACAAACCTCACCCTTAATCTCCTACTAATTAATAATCATCAACAAAGAACCATCAAAATGACTAAACTCAACTGAAGTAATAAAATCCTCCCATTCACCACAAAATTTCAATGGAATGTTTTTTTCAACTTCAGAAAGCTTGGTAAGCGCATGTATAAAATCATTAACTGTTGCAAGTTTGGTAAATTTACTCACCCTCAATCTCCATACGCTTTATAACCAAACCAAGATCATTTAACTTCCTGTGAAGTGCAGTTCGATCCATGCCTATAAATTTTGCAGCTTGACCCATAGTTTCGAATCTTTCGATAACTTGTGAAATATATGCTATCTCAAAAACTCTACGGGCTTTTTTTAAAGACATGTGTAAAACTTTATCATCAAGTGTCACCCTCAATCTCCCTTGCCAATTCGGCCACCTTGTTTTGAAACGCTATAAGCTTCTCAGTTGGTATCGTCTTAAGCATCTCAACCAGTTCGTTGTTGTTCGTTCCCGTTACTTCCATCTCTGTTTTGGGCTTAATCAACATGTAAGGCAAGACAGTTGAACAATATAACTTTAAAGCCCATTGCTCACCATCCATAGCAAATCTAGCTACTTGCCCCACAATATTTTTAGTATCATCAAAGCTAGATTCTATTAATTCTTGAGTAAACTTAGCCCTAAAGTCAGGGCTCTTAGGTCTTCCAGATTTATTCCCATTCCAATCATCACCAGAACCAAAACCCTTTTTACCTTTCATTGCTAAGTCCCTTAATAGTTAATTGCAGCTAAATAATAGTTTAACTATTAATAACATAAACTGGCGCAAATACTGCCGACATATTCATGGCAGTGTTGTTTTTAATTAATTTTGTCATTTTTTTTCTCCACTAAATTCAACCGTAATTTTATAACCACTATCCAACAAATCTTCCACCATCTCTTCTACGGGGTTGTTGGCACCCCAGGTCTTATTAGCTAGATATCCAACAGAAAATAGCAATATAGCACCAAAGGCTAAGACAACCGGCAATGAGGTCATAATCATTGATAAGCTTGATAATCTTTTGTCCATCTGATTTCTCCCTAGTTTTAATCATAACGATTCTCCTCATTTTTAAACTGACCGTCATTTTGCATCCAGCTGAGTCCGTACTTTTGATCAGGCAATGACCTTTTAATTGCGTCATATCCGTCATAAGCAGCTTCGTTAATCTCGTGCATATTCTTTGCGTGGAACAGCCAGTCAATAAGGGATTCTACTGTTGCCTTCCCCTTTAAAAGCTCTTTTCCTACCGTGAAGTTGTCAGCTAACACTTGATCTTCAAGGTTCTTAATATATTGAAGTATAAAAATATGTCCAGTATCCATTTTAATAATTCCTATCAATTAACAATTTAATGTAATGTGACTTCTTCTGTAAACAATGGCAATAGTTTTTTGTTGTGTGTGAATATATAATCAATAGTCATATATAACAAAGAAACTTTTTCTTTTAGTTGTCTTACACCACATGCTAAAATGATTTGATGAATAACATCTTCAATTTCCTT